AAAGGACATTGTCGGCATAGAACTCCTTCAGCTTGTCACGGATCTTCTCCATCGCTCCGGAAGATTCCGTTGCTGCCTTGATGGATTCTGTGACCATCTGGCGCATCATTTTTTTGACGGTATCTTTCGCTGATTCTGCCCGGTCCTCACCGGAAGCCCACGCTTCGGCTTGTGCGTTAGCGAAGTTGTCAATGGCAGATTTCAGGTCTTCCCCGAAGATGGCATCTTTGGCCTTCTCCTTGTTTTCTGCTATAACGTCGTTGATTTCCTCGATTTGTTCCTGCCACTCCTTGATACGGCTGTCATCAGTTTTTTTCTTGTCCTGTTCCTCTCTGATCTGTTGCTGGATAAGGATCTTCTGTTGCTCCAGCAGCTTGTTGTTCTGCTCAATCATTTTGGAAGCATCCTTTGAATAGGCCTTCTCGATTGACTTTTCCAACTTACCGTAAGATTTATCCAATGTATCAATTTGATCCTGCAACCGCTGGATACGTTTCTCGTTCTTCTTGTCATGGATTTTGGCGATGGCACCGGCCAAAGATGTAACGACACCAATGGCAGCACCGGCAGACGCACCGAGTGGACCGAACATGGAACCGGCTTTCGCACCACTCATTGCAGAACTTACAGTGTCCATAGCCACACTGAAGCCTTCGGCTATCCCGCCGAATACACCACCGAACGAATCTCCGAGCTTCGAAAACGTGTCAGAGAGGAACTGTCCGGCCTGCATGATCTCATTCATGCCCTCCTCTATCTCAGCCAAACCCTCTTTTAACTTCTTGGCATCACTTTCAGAGGTAAATACTTTTTTTAGGCCATTTGAAACTTTATTAAAAGAGGTCTCCATTTGGTCGGCTTCACGGCGGACATTGGCTATTTCATCCTTAATGGCTTTCAACTGATCTGGAGATTTACGAAGAACATCAAACTGTTCTTTGGTTATACCGAATGAATTATCAGATGAATATTCCCCTTTTTCAAGAAAAGACAAGAATTTTTCCGCTTCATCCGCAATGGCACGAATAGAGGTGATATTCTTTTTACTCATATCATCAAACAACCGGGTGATGATGGAGGTGCTCTTTTGGGCTTCATTATCCACGTCCGCCAGCTCTTTCTTCATACCTTCTGCAAGGGAAAGCCGTTCACCTTCCGTTGTGGCCTTTGCTATCTTCTCATTATAAAGCTCCGTGATAGCCTGACGCTTTTCCAAATATGAACCATATTCTTTCAAATATTCGTTCATGGCGCGTTCTTCTGCTTCAATCTGCTCATGGATAACATCAGATGTCGCATTTCCTAATTTGGCCCCAGCATTGACTTTTGCCATTCGGATCTCAATCGTCTGCTTTTTGGTTAACTTTCCTCCTTGTGCCTCTCTCCATTCTTTTTCTCTTGCACGGATAATATCCAACTCCCTGTCATAATCAAGATTCAACTGGGCGATCTTCTTGTCGGAACCTTCTTTCATTAGGTCAATTTCGGATTGCTGGTTTTGACGACGAAGGGATAAAAGTTCCTTTTGAAGTTTTTTCTGTTTCTCAAGTTCTTTCTGATCTACAGGTTTTGCAAACTTCGTCTCTTCTTGTTTTGATTGTTTATTTACCAAAGCCTCTGCTTTTGTACGATCTTTTAATCCTTGTACAACGATCTCTACTGCTTTCGCATGTTCTATCTTTAGCTGCTCATTTCGTTTTCGCAACCGACGTAATTCAAGTGCTTCTGGGAAGCTAGTGTCAATCCAACTTTTTTTATCTAATTGAGAAATCCGTTTACTATTTTTAGCCATCTCTTCTTCAATGGAATTCACAGTTGCACGTTGTTGTGCCATAGTACGATCATCTATCGACTTGGACAACATCTTATTGACTTCAACCATATCCATTAAAAGGAATTTCTGTAGAGAAAGATTCTTCAATTCATTCGGATAAAGCTCTTGTAACTTTTTATAAGCTTCAACCTTTTGCAAAGTGGACTTATTTTCATCTTGCAACACACCCAACATTTCTTCCGTCTGACTTCTCATTCCGTCAGACCATTCTCTCATTTCTGCGACTCTCTTATTATGAGCAGCCAACGCCTTTTCCGAAGCTGTAGCCTGTGTCGCAAGTTTGAATATTGCATATCCCAATGCGGTAACACCTGCCACTGCTAATACATATGGGTTTGTAAGAGCTGCCTTTCCTGCTGCCAACATAGCAACAGCCTGTTTTCTTAAAGCACCGGTAAGTAATGCTGTAGCTGTCGTATGTTGAATTGTCGCTAATCGGCTTAGAGCAGATGATTTTACATACGAATGTTGAGCTACCTGAACTAATAGAATAGCTGTTTTATATGAAAGAAAAGCTCCAGCTGCATTCTTTACCAACGATTCAAGGTTTGATATTGTACCTTCTATATCGTTATTCTCAAATGCTTCATTAAAAGCCTTGGCAATATCGGAGACTTCTTTCAGAATCTTCTCTCCCAAAGGACGCAAATAGGCCTGTACATTATTAGCCAACAATGTAAGCTGATTGTCTGCAGCATCTTTCATCTTCTCAAACGCGGCTTCCGTAGCTCCTAAAGAGTTCTGTAACTCTCCGAGATCACTCGCTGCCGACTTAGCATTCTTTCCGGTCAAAGCCAATGTTGCAGCCAATCCTTCATCCGTACCGAGCATTTCCTTCATCTTAGAAGCAGAACCGCCAGCCTTCTCGTTAATCAACTGCAATGCTTCCTGGAAAGTACGCCCTTGAAAAGCGGCATCCCCAAGTTCCCCGGCAGTACCCTGGATAGCAGCCCGGATTTGGGTCATTGCCTGCGCTGTCGGCGTACCCTGTTTGGTCAATGAAGCGACTGCACCCAACACCTGATCAATACTGATCCCGTATGCGGCCGCAATAGGCGCAACCTGGGCTATGGAGGCTCCTAATTCGCCAAATGTAGTCTTACCCAATCGGACAGTTGTAAAAAGCTGATCCGAGACTGTACCAGCCTCCTCTGCTGACATCTTATAAGCATTCAGGATCGTTGTAACAGCATCGGCTGCCGTCTCGGTTTCTGTAAGCCCTCCCACGGCTGCTTTAGCCGAAACTTCTAGAATCTTCATACCATCTGCCCCATCATGACCGGCAGAAACAATACTATAGAGTGCTTTGGCGGCCTCCGGAGCCTTAATCGGTATCTCTTGGGTTATGGACATAACCTGATTCATAAAACCGGTCATATCATCCGTCACCTGTGTGGAAATGGTCGCCACTTCCAGCATGTTCTTCCGGAACTCTTTTTCAAAGTCGTATGAGCTTTTTGCAGCTTGTGCAAAAGCAGTTGCCGCACTGATACCGATACCACTGAATATATCAAAAGAGGTCACCTCGCTTGCCAGAGTCTTGATAATTCCCATAGCCTCGCGTTTCCCTTCGTATAAACCGGAGTTGTCGATACCAGTAGCCATAAATAAGGCTCCATCCCTACTTTTGATTCCCATAATGCGTTTATGGTAAAATATAAACTAAAAGCATTTGTATTCAGGAATCTTTTGTATATTTGCTGTATGAGTCCAACGGTTTTTTATAAAAATGGAATGCGTTTCTTTTTCTTCTCTTTAGAAGAAAACAGAATGCATATACATATCAGACAGGCAGAAAAAAAGGCTAAAATTTGGATAGAACCTTCTATTTCTTTGGCTGAGAATAAAGGTTTTTCTTCAACTGAAATTTCAAACATACTAAAGGAGGTACAAAAACATGAGCGTATTATTAGAGAAAAATGGAACAACCACCGCGGAAGTAACAATGATTAATGCACGCGGTATCCTCCTTTTCGTAGGAGGAAAGGAATATTATCTATCGTATGACAGATATCCTTGGTTTAGAAATGCAAAAGTTTCGGATGTATTGGATGTAACCATGCCGGATGAAGAATCGTTGCGTTGGGATGCAATCGATGTGGATCTTGAGATCGACAGCATAATTCATCCGGAACGTTACCCGATATCTTTTTAACGAACAAAGCCCTGCTAACTTCACAGTCCGCAGGGCTTTCTTACTACCAAACAAATCAAAATTTATCACTATGACAAACCCTTTTCTCTACTCTCAATATAATATATAGTCATGCAGATAAAACTTTCTTTATCCGTTTCACATGGCCAGTATCGAAATCAACCATTTCAACCCATTCTCCATCTTCCTCTTTAATTGACGTATCTTCCGAATAAAAATCTTTGGCCCTTCGGTTCATCAAATAACCGCGTTCACGAAGCATGCCGACCAACAAAACAAAGCTGCTATCCAATATTTGTTCATGAGAATAGCCGAAAGCCTCGTTGCAGGTCACTAAGAACATGAAGCTGCTTTGAGGGCCTTCTTCTTCCATGTCTCGCTGTTTTTCTGAAGGGCTATTATCTCCACTTCGCTTAACGGGCTCACAGCTTCCAGCGCTATGATAGTACGAGAAAAAGGGTTACAGCCTACCCGGTACAAGACGGCATTCAGAAGGATATAGATATCCTCCCATGTACAGTTGTCTTTCAGAACTTCCCGGAACCAGTCCGGCATATCACCTTTCTTATTATGAATGCCAAGACATACCATTTCAAAGATAAGTTCGTCATATTTGGCTATCAGTTCGGCGACCTGATTGGAAAATCCTTTATTCTTATCAGCAATCAAAACCTCTCTATCCTCTTTATCGATATAAAGCAAAAGAGGCTTTATTCGAAACCAGGTGCGGACAGTGATCGGGGTTATGGCGATACTATCCCCTACCGTCTTTCCTTCCGGTAATGATTCAAGCCGGGTAAATTCAAACGGAATACTTACCGGCTGGCAGGAAACGGATTCACTCTCCAGTTGAAGTACTTGCTTTACACTCATGGCTTTTCACTTGATTTTGTAATTTCTCAACTTCTCTCCATATGGCGTTATTAATATCCTTCCCAAATGAAATACATAGTACTTCTGAATTTGGTTTTGTCAATTTGATAAACAAATTCTGAAGAAAATACTCATAGTTATCAATTTTACATTGCATCTTAGCAATCGTTTCTACAGCTCCTGCATCCATAATCGTTTTCGATTAAAATATAAAAGCCCCGGATAGTTCCGAGGCTTTCGATAACCGAAACAACAGTCCTTAATTATTCTGCTGCTTGTACGGCTTCTGTTTCTGCGCTTGTCTTCTCTCCGGAATACAAACCGTTTGCCATAAACTTGACAAGGATTTTATCGCCTTCATTTTCCGGCTGGATCATATAACTGTCACCAATAGCCCCCTCAATATCTTGGGCTTCTCCCTGGCCATCCACTTTACGTTGCCATTGGAAATCACCAGTCGCTTCCGCTGGTGTCAAGGTGGCCATAAGCGTTTCACCAACTTTGGGTGTACCGGTGATTGCAACTGCCGTTACCGGAGTAAGGGTTACATTCATCACCGCCCGACCGAACGAAGATCGTTGCTGCCCAGCAGAGGTAATTGCTGCCAAACGGGTACATTTAACTAGCAAAAGGTCTGTTTGTTCTGAAGACGGAGCCTGACTCAAGCGGGCACTGACTTTACAAATGGCAAATGTATATTCCGTATACTTACCTTTGTACGGTGTTGTCTGTATCTTGAACGATTTGCGGATATTTGGAATATCAATCGGAGCATTCCACTTACCACCACTTACAGAACCACCACAAAACGCGAGCATCTCCTGAGCTGTCGGCGACGGGATAGCAAATTCAAAACTATCCGGGTCGCCAGCCTTATCGAATGACTCCCAAGGATCTTTCATCCCTTCCGCACGAAAATCGACAGAGGTCGCTTCATTGAAATTGAAAGCAACTGAGCCTTCATGAACGATCGGACACTGTGTATAAATAGAGGCCGGAACACCATCACCGGGGTCACCATATCCTAAGAAGGATACGCCTACCGCCAAACTTCTTTCATTAGCCATATTCTTAATCTATTTCTGTTATTACTTCAAATCTTATATTTGTACAATCGAAGCCTTCTTTTGCTTCGCCAAGAGGTTCGGACCATACGATCCGAGATTTCCAATACATGCCGAAAGGAGGTGTGATATTTCGTAGTGCAGACTTAACTTTTCGTGTCACTCCTTTCATTAGCTGTCGATCAGGCCTGCCTTTCGCTTGATTCTTCACAAATACGTTGATATTAACCGAACCTTTATTCACAACCTCTGTTTCATTTAACGTGAGCATCCGGATTGTGATATGATTCTTTGTCTCACCATCACCAGAGCGATCTTTGTACAGAATAAAGCTCGTACTGACCGGTTCAACCGCATCATACACGATATCTACTATATCAAACTGATCAGCCATGTTCAATATCCTTTCTCAGCGAGTTTATCAAATAACGTTCGACTCTGTTTCTTGATCCAATCCTCAGCATGTTCCGTGGCAACGGAGATAACATCCAGATTTTCGATTGCTTCCACATACTTGGCATAAGGCATAGCGGCTACACCAATCAATACCCAGCCATTCTTATAAAGGGGTAGTAATTCTGATACGAGCCTTTTAGCCTCTCTCAATCCCGTATATTTATCGGTACCTTTCTTATCTGACAACTCGTAGTTCTCGGTCAATATATCGCCATCCTTGACGATCACATAACCGATAGAGCTACGGAGGTTACCAGTATGATCCTGATAGTTTCCTTTCTTTCGGGCAAGCTTCACGAACTCTTCCCCGGCACGTTGCAATAATTTGTATATCCGCTCTTCCGCCCGGTCCACAAAATAATCAAACCAACGTTCTACTTCTCTATCGCTCCACATCGGAGTCAAACCACCTTTCCTTGCCATCGCTATACATAAATTACAGAGTGAGTCTGAAACGGCTCCCAACAGATAATATCCACATCGAGAGCGATACTATCAATCCGAATCCGTTTTGCATTTTCCACGGGACGTATCTTTGTAGAGAACTCACCGTGTACGATAAATTCCTTTCCATCAACATTCTGCTTTAACTGCTGTCCGCTATTGGATGGAAAGTATTGCCCTGTAACCTCTATTTCCGTCGGTTCTCCGGCAACCCATTCCCCTTTTACCAATTGTCCGGATTGGATTGTTACTATTGCCTTATGTGAATACCGTCTTACCATCTGTTTTGCGCCCTTCCTTTTGGAACTTCAATCTTATTCCCGATCAGTTCTGCTTTCTCCGGTTCTCCACCTTCCCTATACAGCCGTTTTGCCATAGCATCATACCAGGAACGGGGATATGTGATAGAAAGCTTGTTTTCGGTAAAGTCTGGCAGACCACCGACCATGGAATAAAGGTCGGCAGCCACCAGCTTTTGTTTTTGAATATCGATCGTCTTACTATCTTCTGTACCTTCAAAACCGCGTCCCGGCAAAACGACGTTATCCAAAAAATCTTCACAATCCGCGAGACCGGGATAAGCTAGTATTGTATCTCGAATCGTCTTAGCCATGATTGTTATTCTCCGTTTTCAGTATCCTGAATCATCTGATCTTCCGGTTCAACGGTTTCACCTAAGAATGTTGCCGGGATATCATCCGTACCTTCAGTATCTTCAGATGCGTTCCAATCCTGGCCATCCACCTTCATGATGAACATGGCATCCGGATCGTTTACGACAGGGATAGCATTTGCTTCTGCTTTCGTCCATTCCTTGAACGGTTCCAGTTCAGACCATTTGGTAACCAATACCCAATCCTGTTTTACCATGAGGGCAATCTTCTGCAAGGTAGCGGAAGATTCGGCTGCAATCGGTCCGTGCTGGATATCACCAACCTTCAGATCCTCCAGGAAGCATACACGTTTACGCTCCCACGGATTGATCGTCTTACGGCGGTGAGCCTTATCCTCGATACGGACAGACGGATTCACAGTGATGATCTTTACCGGGATTTCCTGTTCGGCCAGATACTCGTTGATAAGATTTTTCGTTACCAATATTTTTGAAGACGAATTAACCCATGCCTTCAATGTGTCGAATGTTGATTTCTGCTTCTTCAATAAAGAGAAGTCAGCCACGTGCATCACTACATAGCGAATCGTTACTCCCTCGGCAGAAGCAGCAACAACCGTATCTTCGATATCCTGCAAGCCGTTAGCCGTTGAAGCGTTGCTCCAATCTACAGAAGATTTACGCTGGTTCTTCTTCGGCATACCGCAACCAACAAACTCAGCCGTAACGACACCGCCATTATTCTTTGCCGACAAATGGAAACCCGCACGGCTCATGAGCTGCATACACCACCATTCGAAACGGGCACGGACGGAGTTATACACGAAATCCTGATCCTTGAAAGCCAGGTTCAGCAATGCCAATTGATCTGCGTCACCCTGTGCGTCACGTTCCAACTGTTTGTACTCGTTGTAATCACTTTCGTTCATACCACGCTTAACGGCTGTCTTTGGAATATCACCGGACAACTTGCTGATTACCTCGCGCGTCTTCTGCGGAGCGGAAGCGTCAAAAGAGATCACATCTGCCATTACCGGAGCACCTTTCTCGCCGGTCAGTGTCTCCCACTTCAACGAAGTCTTTCTTTTCACCCCGAAGAAGTTCGGGAAAACGACTGGTTTCACATGGCGGGTATTCAAACGAGCCGCCATGTTCTTTTTATTCACCTGTTTAATTAAACTTCTTTCCATATATCAGATTTTAATGGATTACACAAAACGGATAAACGACATTAATGCCTTTAAGTCCTTATCTACTGGGAACGGCATACAGGATTCGTTTACCGTACCTCTTACCAATAACCCGGACTGCTGGTTAGCTACAGTCAAGTCGACTTTATTCATCGTGACGACCAATTCGCCATCATAAGGTAACTTGGCGGCTTTCGCAGCCTGCTTGTCTTTAGCCTGAACCAATACTTGACCTTTTGTTGCAGCCCCAATCGTTGCAGCCAGCGTAATCGTATCGAAATCCGCATTACTCTTATCAATAGCTGTGATCTTATCGGAAGCGCCAGTCAAAGCGCCACCAATCGTCACGAAGTCACCCACACCAAACAGATGATTCTTGGACACCTTATAAGTAGTTTCATTGCCAGCATCGGAAGCCATCGCCGTCTTCAATACATGATACAGCCCAGTTTCCGGATCTTTCACCACGATCACGATCGGAGGAAGCTCGTCCAACGACTTGCCATTGAACAAAGCGTTCCGCAAATCCCGGCGGTCAATCGTCCCACCGCCGATCACATCCTCAATAATCTTTTCAATTCCGGGAGGATACTGGAATTCTCTTTCTCTTTTTCTGTACATAACGTTACACTTTTCTTGGATTATTCAATACCCAGGTTCACCACACCGGGATTATTTGCGCTCTTGTCGGCATCTTGATCCATCAGCTTCGCCCAATCCGCCTCGGAACGCTCCGGAAGATTCACGGAACCGGGAGCGTAATCACCACGGGCCACGGCATCATCGATCGCCTTTTGCTGGATTCCGGTAAACTCTTCGGAAAGCGCCTTGATTTGATCCTCGATAGAGGTTTCCGAAGCCAAGTCCACACGTCCCAGCCAGCTATCCGGAAGACCGGCATCCTTCAACTGCTTACGGACTGTTTCTTTCTTAGCCTCGTTTGCCGAGTTGGTAATGGAATCGCCCACCTTCTTAGCCATATCATCGACGCTCTTCCTCATACTTTCCAGATAAGCTTTCAGTTCCGGGCTAAGATCCTTCAACAGCTCTTCTTCCGTTTTCTTGTTCTTATCCGGATCTTCTACCGGTTTACCATCCTTCAACCCATGCTTGGCTTCATAAGCGGCGACAGCGGCCGTTTCAGCCGTAGTCTTAGCTTCATTCTCCGCTTCTTGGATTGCCGGAAGAATATTATCCTTGAACAGGTCCACGAAAGCCTCCATCCCCTCGGCTTTCTCAATCTTGAACGTTTTCTGAATACGTTCCGCATACTTCTCCGGCACGCCTTTTGTCTTACATGCCGCCTTGATTAAATCTAAAATTGTCATAAGAGTTTTCTGTTTAAAATATAAGGGAGGGGAAGAAAATTCCGGGTATAAAAAAAGCCCACCGGACAACCGGCAGGCTTTCATCTCTAAATTATTCCTATAAGAATCTATCTTGTCAAATCATGTGATTGGATCTAAGCCATTGTTTGCCAGAAGGCGTAAGGCAATAGATCAAAAATGCGGCACAAGGTATGCCTATCACGGCGAATCCAATTATAGCTCCCATTACTTATCCTCCTTTTTCTTATTCGTTAATACCAATCCTGCTATTAAGGCTAAAATAGAAGACGTAAAGCCTAGGCCATAAATCAGCCACTTATTATCTTCCATATCCTTGAATAAAGACGCTACCACTACACCTGTAAAGATATATTTCGAGACATCAATCAAATAGTTTCCTAATTTCTCTTTCCACATAACGCAAAAATAGCACAACAAGATGAAAACGCAAAGGTATTTCTATTTTTTCTTGTGGGATTCAGAATTAGTGCTCATCTTTGTGGTGTCTATCATATTTAACTAAGGGATGTGGGCATTTTTTATGCACACACATTTATTGTATAACGATATTTGGTATTCGTGTACCCCTGTGTGGAACTGTAATGGGACCACAACATCCCTTGGAATGTGATAGACAGCAGGAAAGGCACGAATACCTTTTTTTATTATATATGTCTATCAATTCCAAGGATTCCAATGCCGCCAACAATAGTAACGGCAAAAGGACGGCCCAACCCTCCGAAATGGGTAAATACTCCACTCCAGAACTGCAAGCCGCATTCAATACCGGTCGAGAAATCGGAAGAACCGAAGGGATGCTGTACTACATCAAACATGCTTCCGAAAATATGCAAAAGGAGGCTGAGAAGTTAAATTCGAAACTACAGGCACAAAAAGCGAAAGTATAGAAGGTATCGCCATCTGCCTCCGGAAAAAGAAAATCTGACTTATATATTACTTCAGAACGTTCTAATCCGGAGCTCGTGGCTGTTCTCCAGAGAAAGATATTAATAAAGGGCATTGATTGGAATTGCAAACAGCCACAATAGGCAATTCCGGTCTTTGCCCTTTCACTTTTAAATACGACTCATTATGGAAGCGAAGATACAATATTTCCAAAGTCCGGTATTCGGACAAATCAGAGTTACGGTTATAGATGATAAACCAATGTTTGTGGCCAATGATGTGGCAGCGATGTTAGGGTATAGTAATCGATATGATGCTATCAATAGACATTGTAAGGGGGTCGTGAAACACGAGGGGGTCTCAATCACAACAAACCAATATGGTAAAAGTACAGAACAGAAAGTAGAAATCTCTTTCATCCCAGAATCCGATGTTTACCGCTTAGTTATGCGCTCCAAATTACCCGAGGCAGGAAAGTTCCAAGACTGGGTATGCGAAGAGATCCTCCCCGCCATCCGCAAAACCGGCGGTTACATGATTGCCAAAGAAGACGAGACACCGGAGGAGATCATGGCTCGTGCCTTATTGGTTGCCAAAGACACCATGAAGCGCAAAGAAGAACGAATCCGGCAGCTGGAGAAAAAAGTTGAAACCGTAGTAAAAGAAAACAACAAACTACGTCCCAAGGCAGACTTTATGGATAAAATAATGGATGCGGACGAACGTATCGACATCGGCCAGTCCGCAAAAATCCTGAATCTCCCATTCGGCAGAAATACCTTGTTCCAAAAACTTCGTGATATGGGTGTATTCTTCAAGAACAAGAACGAACCGAAGCAGGAATATGTGAAGCGTGGTTATTTCGTCCTAAAAGAGAAATGGATTGACCGGAACAATCACGATGGATTCATGGTCTTAAAAGTGCTCGTTACTCAGAAAGGGCTGGAATTTCTCGCCAACCTCTTTAAGGTGGTAGAGCAACCTAAGGAGGAAGCAGAAGTAATTTGATTAATTCCAACCATTATGCCGAGCGTAACAACTGGGGTCATCAGCACCCCAGTTCAACCACGGTGTTCAGCACCGCAGTTGTTCAACTATTATGCTGGCGCCAACAGTTGATTTTACGATTAAAATTCCTAAATCGCTAAACAATTAGGAGATTATTTATATTTTTGCAAAAAGAAGGCGGTTTATAAGCAAGTCGTGGATTGTAGTTCCACGGGGCTACTTATGAATCGCCTTTCTTCTTTTCCAATAATCTCAATATATTTATGCTATCAGAGATACTATATAACGATGTGCTACCATCCGCCTGCTCTTTCACAAGAATCCAAGACTTTTCGTTTTCCACTTTTGTCTCAAACAAATGAACAATAGCATTATATCCATGCTTATCATTTCCGCAACCAATATATTCCGCATCCTTTATCACAGAAGCTATATCCAAAAGCATTTCATTCTTTTTCTCGTAATATTTATGTGGCTGGTTCAACCACTCTTTTATACCACGACCGGTAATCTGTATATCTTTCCGAAAATCTTTATTCCGAATAACAGTTTGTTTTAATAAAGAAGCCTTTTCCTTGATCTCCTTAAATCTCACTTTATCGGACGCTACATTAATCGAATCCTTTGGCTTTCCATCACCCAGTAACCATTCAGCGAACTCCTCATGATCCATCATAATCGGCGTAGATATGCAAATACAAAACGGGTGCCATCCTGTAAACTTGAAATCCTTCGGGTATTGGCCAGCCTTGGCGTCACACACAGGACACGGACCGTGATTCGTTGGTGAACGTTCCACCTCTATACCGATCACGAAGTCCATATTCTGCCAACGTTCATAATCGGCAGTTCGAAAAGCCTCGTTTGTTTTCGTTGCTGCTAGTCGAAGGGCGTTTTTATAAGATGAACGATAAATACCCTGCCCCGGATGATAATCTTTCATCGGCTGGGATGGGACCAATTTGCCATTCGCGTCCCTTACACGGCGGAAACGACGGTTGGGTTCGTTTAGTAATTGCCGTATATCTTGGCTGATCAACGCAGCCGGACGGCCGGAAGACAAACCCGAAGAAAGATAATACTCCAGATTATCCATAGCTCCGTCCGTTATATCCCAGACACGGGAGGATATGGTTTTACCAAATTCATCCTTACGTTTCAACAGGGTATTCAGCGCATCTGCACTTCTGGAAAACATCTTATCCTTCAACGTACTGGATATGGCCATATCCTTGATATAACCTGTTACCAGTTCATCCGCTTTCCTATTGCCTAAATTCCATACATCGGTAACTGTATTGGATATATTGCTTACGAGCTGCGTATGCAGGTCATCCAACAGACGTTCGATTTGCTTCTCTATGGTAGCGTTGCCTATCCATACACGGTCACCGCCATGATCCGACCATTTAGCCAGAAGAGGTCCTACCCTACGGACAAACTCGTCAAACGAATACTTTATGCTACCTTGTTGCCGGAACAGACATTGCAGGAATTGTCGCTCATGAAATGATAGTTCTTTCATTCTCCATATCCCATTGTTAAGCCGATCATATTATTGCGTTGCGCTGCTGTATCTTCCTCTTCCTCCATCAGCTTCATTTCTTCGTCCAAGTCTTCTGTTAGCGGAGAATGAGCCGTAACCGTGCGCTGAGCGTTAATCGGTTTGCCTCCATTGGCAACAGAGAGTGTTTGCAAGGTTTCAGCCAAATCTTCCGGCAAAATGGAACCAAATTCCACATCGATCAGGTTGTTTACCAGCTGGGGACGATACTTGATGTTGGTAATATTGCATATCCCGGCCAACACGACCGACACACAACGTTGTACGACCGGACCGAATGTTTCCATGTTCTCACTCGCCTTGATGGTCGCATCCATCAGCATGAATTTACGAGCGACACCGGACAGGTTGCCAATGCCTTTCAAATTGTCAAAGGAAAGGTCTGGCGTGGATGTACCGGAAAACAGCTCGCATTTGGTTTCTTCCAACTCTTTATCCACAGATGGTTGAGAGCCGTTCCAAGTAAGGTATTCCGCATCGCCATGATACAATTGTTGCGTTTCCGGATGTACTTTAGACGTAAAAGACAATTCTTTGCCGACAGTGTCTTTAGTCGGCAGGTCAGCCACATCGAATGTCTTCAACATCGGATCACCATAGTAATCATTTGTATCCACCATGCGAGAAATACGCATTTCACGAGCATCCATCAGAAACGCTACTTCATCCCATTCAGGTTGGAATACATCGGCATACACAACCGGAATTTTCCCAAATAGATTGGGAACCTCTTTTATCACCCAGCCACCCATTTCATCGATAGCCGTAATAATCTTATCCGCCATCCAAATCGTGCAGCTGTTCCGAATCATACCATTAGAGTTCACTTGGTAACGATGGATAAAGGCATCCATATCATCGTTGTCGTCGAAATGGGGATAAAATTCAGAGAAAGTATTTTCATTACGGGGAACAGAAAGTGTTTTTACTTTTAACTCCGTAATCAATTTGCCGTCTAATCCTTTGGAGGTATACGGATAGAACACAAGAGCAGCCTTACTTTCAGAAAGCACCTTGCGAGCGAATGACTTCAAGACGGATTGCATCTTCAACCGGCGTTCCCATACACGCTTGAACTCTTGAAAGCCATCGTTTTGATCAGCTCCGGTAATCGTCATTTGCCCGCCGAACAGGAAAGCGACAGAGGTACGCACCTCCTTCTTCGGAAAGTTGGTTACGATACGGGCCACATCTACGATCTTATCAGGAAGGCGTACTGGTTCACCATTTTTATCCACTAAAGTATCCGAATAGACTTCTAAACGCTTAGGCTCACGCCAGCCAACAGAAGTTTTACGTCGCCGGCGCTCACCGTGGTATTCTCTGTAATATTCTCTTGGTTCCCGGTATTCAATCGTATCGATACATAACGTACTGACTACCTGCCCAAAATCTTCATTCGCAAGAATTTCGCTTATACTTGGCATAATTGTTTTATGCTAAAATATAAAAGCAAATAGTTTTTCGCTGTCAATACGACCAGTATAAACAAGTTCACTTTGAAATGTAAAAACCAAGAACACATATCAAAACGCAAGTATGTGGCAGAAAAATATCGGGATTTTATCTAACACGTGTCACAAATATCAGAAAAACACTTTCATTTTGCCACTTATCGTCCTCTTGCGACCCGACGTACAGAGTTAGCCTTACATAACCCGATGAACTCTACATTCTCGGCAAGGATCGTCATACCGTCCGGTGCATCATCATGCTTGTTGCCACCTTCTTTCTTATAGCTGGTAAGCGCTTTCATAAATCGGTCATAGTCCGAACCTTTCTTATACTCACATTCTTCCAGGAAATAACAATGCTTCTTAATCCAACCAGACTTCAACAAGATACGTGTATCCTTATTGGCTGTTGTCGGTTTCGCCTGAATGATACATTTTTCATTCTTTGCCTTTACAGCCTTACGGACATTCAGAGCAAACAGACGGCCGCCGTTATTGCTTTCGATACGCATATTGTCGCAGCGGGTGTCAAGAATCAAGGGAACCAACTTCGGTTCGGTAATCTCGACATTGTCTTTCGTAAACAGGACATCGGTAATGAAATACTTTGTACCGAATACTTTGGCAATCGGTGCACAGAAATCGTCGTCTCCTTCGTCGGCCACATCGGTAGCACCGATCACGCCATCCGGCTGTTTACCTTCGATATCTGCCAGCTTGAAGCGGTTCAATTCTGATTTTGGGAACAACAACCCAATAGCCTCGATCGGTTCCTGCATATACTCGGCACACCAGATGGAATCGTCCGTTTCCTCCCGCAATTCGTGATAATACTCCGTTGTATGCACATCCTCACAGAAAGAACAATCGTTCTCATCCAATGCGGCAATACGGATAATCTCGTCATACTTCCCCATTTCCTCCATACGACCAAGAACATCCGTAGCCGACCAACGGGTACCGATGTCGATCGAACAACAGTTTCCCTCGATACGAGAATCATGTGTTCCCTGCTTCCAAGACCAGACCTTTTCGTTATTGGTGTCAGATAGTGCATCTTCCAAACTCTTATACAAGTCGTCGGTCATGGCCAACATAGACGCACCGAAACCGATTACCGTACCGCCTACACCAGCCCCGAAGTAACTCACCTGCCGGGCAGCTTCCAAGCTCCAGCCATGCACGTTCTGTTTATCACCACGAGTTTTACATCCGGAAAAACTTCTTTGAACCGGGAAGAGCGGACAATATCACGGGTATCGTAGGACAGTTTGTTGTACAGCGTATCGGAGCAGCAGTTACGCATTACTGACTCCTCCGGGAAATGGCCAAGCATCCAGGCAATGAATAACGACGAAATATATGAC